CATTCGTACTCTGCGGAGTATCTTGATTTGCTCCACAAAGGTTTTGACACCCCCATGTAAAAGGCGTCGTATCAAATATAACATCGCATATAATATTGTCTGAAATCTCTGCGGGCACCGGGGCATCAACTGCGCGTGTTGCATCAAATGCTTGAATTGCATTTGTCCCATATAATATAATATCGCAAGGTTGGTTCGTCGTCAAAGAAATTAACTGAAACGACTTCGCCATCGAAACAGACCCAAGGAAACTTCCGCCGACTGCAATCGATCCGGTTGTCAGAACAACACTTTTCAATGTCAATGCTGATCCTAATCCTGATCCCGAACCTCCGGAACCTCCGCCAGAACCTCCGGATGATCCAGAACTCGCTGAAGTTCCCGCGTTTCCAATAAATCCGCCGCCATTCAATATCGTTGTTGAATTCCCGGTTTGCATCGGAACAGGCATAACACGAATTTGCGGGGCCGAATTCCCCGTTTCAAATTGCCGTAATGTATCCGGATCAAGATTGAACGGCGGAAGCGGACAACGGATAGCCGGATTCGCCCGAGGCTTATTATTGTTGACCATTTCGTAGGTCACTGGCAAGTTAGCTACTGGTGTGTAACCTGAAAGATCAGCGTTTTGTGCTTGTGCGATAGTTGGCATTAAACCGCCTTCCAGCATTTAAGATAATCAGTAGCTGCTTGCACGATTAATGGATCGTCCATAAATTGTCCTAGCCCGCTGTTGCAATTATAACAAAGTAAATCGCGAACCTGATCAGTTTCATGGTCGTGATCTACGTTAGGTCTATCCATCAATCTTTGACAGATGGCGCATTTATTCTCTTGTGCCGTTAATTTCGCATCATAGTCTTCTTTAGAAATATCATACTTTCGCATAAGCCAATGATATTTATGATACTCAGGGTTTTTATCGGCCCATTTTTTACGAGACTTATCCATAGTTGCTTTATTCTTCTCTGGATTATCTTTGCGCCATTCTATCGCCTTCTCATTGGCGCACAATCTACATTGTCCGAATCGTGTAACATTCTCCGCATTTCGTTCATGGCCGCGTTTACAGTGTGTTTTTAAAGATCGAGTGGCTCGTCTCGCAACGCCCATCTTTTCCAAACATTGTAAAATCGATGCATGTGAGACATCAAATAAAGCCGCGACTTCGGTAGACGACGCTCCGTTAAGATAAGCATCAACAACTTCTTGTTCGCGGTCTTTAAGTTTATATCTCATAAGTCCTTTATTTTCATCAGGCTTCTTGGACAAAAGCTCCATAGATTGTAAACGATTGAAGTTCATTCAAAGCGGCCTCAGACGGCCATTGGCACATCACCTGTAGATGTCGCAGAGCCGCAGGTTGATCAGTCTCAGCCAAATAAAAGCGCTGTCCGAGAATCGATTTGCTTGGTGGAAGGCCCGGAGGGTCGGAAACCCAGTTTTTGAGCATTTCGAAACTTCCAGTATAATACGGTAAAGCCTCATCTATCAAAAGTCCTAAGATCAAAGGACTACCAACGTTGACCGAATCGGTCGTGATAAACATGACTTCGGCAACTTGACCGGGTTGCGCGAGTACGTATGACCCGAATACGGCATAAGCAGGATAAGTCAATCCGTTCATCAATCCTGTTCCACCATCTGATGACGCATCAAGATTACGATATCGAATAAACCCTGATCCTGTCGGCAGTCCGCTTGAAGCAGTAATCGTAGTCGCGGCAGAAATAGTTACTGCCCCGCTCGAACCGCTAATGCCTGCGAGCACTCGTCCTGTAAACACGCCGCCGCCCAAAGTGACAGACGCTTGCGCGAGAATCGTTCCGACCATCGTTGATGTTGCGACAGTCGTCAAAGAACTGCCGACAACCCAGAATACGTTACTTGCTTGAGCACCATTAATCAAAGTTACCGATTGACCGGACGCAAGATTGACAGTCGATCCGGCTTGAAATACGAACATAGAATTCGTATTGCCTTGGCCGTCGAGAATGATTCCTGTCGGCATCGACAGACTCGACGCTCCGGCATAAACTCCGGCTGTATAAGTCGAAGCTGTACTCCCGTTTCCGCCTACCGATAAATTAGATAGGCCTGATTTCGTCGGAGTCATTGCGGCATAAAAATTATACGCTGTGACTGCGGCAACTTCAGCGGCTGCTGCATCTGCATTATCAATGACTGATGGCGGAACAAGCGTCCACGCACCCGGAGTTACCGTTGCGGTAACCGTTCCAACATTCCCGCCAGAAATGACAGACGATCCTGTATTTGTAATTCCGGAATACGCGAGTAGCGCATAATTTCCGGCAACTCCTAATTGTGACGGATTGACCGGAGTATTCGCGGCTGGGCCTAGAAGTAAATTATGCACTCCCGGAGAAGTTTCGACCGCTTTAATAGCTTTCACACCGTTAGCAATCGTTGCAAACGGACTCCAGCTTTGACCAAAATCAGGAGCGGGATTGTTAATTAGCCTGAACCAGCCGTTAACGCCGTCTGCGACAAACCAGCCCATATCTTCGCCGTTGACGTACCAAGCGACGTAAACATTCTTTGGGTCCCAAGCTGTCGGCGCGACTCCGGTATTTTTGCGGAATTGATCACCAATAGGCATCGAAACGATATTGACGCCCGCGCTCGGATTGAAGTTGATGAACTGATGATCGGTTGAAAAGAAACCTGCCAATGGCCCGGATGAGTCAAACGCGTTATAACTCGACAAGCCGACGCCCGGAACATACGGGAGACTCGGAAGAATAGTTCCGCCCGAGTTTGCGATTATATATATATCAGAAATCGTAAAGACGATTAACCCGATACTCGTCGGAAATAACCGAGTGACAGTCGAAGTCATTGGATCAAAATTTAACGGCGAAGTTCCGTTAATTCCATTACCGACCGGAGCTAAAGGCCCTGTTGTATAGTAAACCGTATTGCCGATTGAGTACCAAATACGGTTAAGATGATACGTCAAATTGACAGCGCCGGGAAGCGGAGGAGTGTTTTCTCCGGCTGCGGCAGCTTGGATAAGCGTATCTAATCCCGTATCGGGTGTAATATCGACATAACCACTCTGGATATATTGAGTCAGTGGTACAGTATAATCAGTATTCCCATTGCTCGGAATAAGAAGTAAAGTCGAAAAACCATCTGTCGTTCTAAAGATCGCGACATAATCAGCTTGCGGGTCAATTTGCGTCAGATCAGACGGAAGTCCCGCGCCCGGGGAGAACGTAACTTGACCGCTGATTAGCGGTCCTGTTCCCACACCGCCCGCGCTATTCGGCGGGCCAACAGGTCCGATATTCGAAACTGTGTTATCAAGTGTGTTGACTAAAGCGATCCCGTAAACCCAGCCTTGAGCGCTCGTCGCAGTAATCTTTCCGAGAGTATTCGGCTGAATAGGCACACTTCCGGAATTAATAAATTGTAACGTCGATCCGGACAACGTCGTAATCCCATTCAATGTACCGTTAAAGATCGGCGCGGTCGTACCTGTTACGCCGGGTTGAATCGGAAGTTGTTCATTTCCGTTCGTGTCAATAACGGGCGTTCCTGAGACAGTATAAAATGTATTCGCATACCAGATTTTGTAAGCACTACTCGGCCCTAAATTACTCCACGTATATTGACCGCCCGCGTCAAGTACAGTATCGGCAGTCCCGAACGTAATCCGGCCCGTAGTGACATTACCAGTCGCGCCAGCAGTCGTAAACGCGGGCCATGCGGGTTGATTTGATCCTGATTCATCAGGATTCGAGGCGAGATTAAAGCTCTGGCAGGTAAAAATCATTTCTTGCTGATTTTCCCAAGCTTTCCAGTTAATCTCTAATGTATAATCGCCCGCTGTCGGAAAGACCCAAGTTGCTGAATCGGTATTTACGCCTGAATTGTTATTACCCGCGACTCCGGTATAACCTTGAATCGCGGTCTTGCCGCCTGATCCGGAGAAAGTCGGCGGAATGTTAGTTCCTGAACCGTTAGTCTTATAAGCAGACGTAGTCGTATTGTCGAACGAAAAGAACGCGCCATCGTCGTGTAACAACGTAAATGTATATGTACCGGGGGCAGGAATGTAAATCTTACAGATAAACGAAGATTCCCAATTCTCGCGCTGCCCGCTGTCTGTTGATGCGCCGATTTCGCCCGCGCCGTTGATAGCAAAGAAATAGACATCAGGTCCGCTTTGTTCGGGTCCACCGCCAGCAGTCGAGTTAGTTACAGCGTACAAAGACCCCGGGACAGGCGTTGAAACGGCGACTGATCCAGATGTCGGAACTGCGGTAAACGATTGACTAAATGCGCCATTGAAACCTCGGGCGGGATTAGAATTATCGTCCCACGCGTTAATCGTTATTGGATTTGCAATCGGATTAAACGATCCGACTGTCGGACTGGAATTATACGTCGGATAAAGGGCGCTATATAAAGCCCCGTCCGATTGAATAAATGGCTGAGTATTCTTACTCAATTGGAATAAAGACGTACTTGATCCGACAGGGTTGACCAAAAAATCATCTTGATGATAATGTGTGTGCGCCGTCCAAACCATCGAAGCAGCACTTTGCAGACTCGTCCAGATTACACTTCCATCTGCTTGTGTCGTGCCGTAAAATATCGCATATCCCTGATCAGCGCCGTCGCCAGTCAGCGGGTAATTTCCCGAGAACGTAAAAGGCGCGGTAAAGAAATTCGCTCCGGTTGTTGCAACGGTCAGCGTCACGCCGTTAAGATCAGGTGCTCCACCAGTTCCGTTCGCTTGTTGCAGCCCGAAAAGAGTTACACTCTGCCCCGGACTCGGCAAAGTCGTGCAATAAACAGTAGCAACGTTAGCTGCAACGGAGACTGCAAAGATATCATGTTTGACGCTAAACGTCGGAGACGCGGGCCAAGCGGGTTCAGTCGCACCGGATTTTCCTCCAGTTGTAACTTCCCACAAATTTCCATTCGGATCAATAAACACACTTGCAGGCGCATAAAACGTATTCGGCGAAAATCCTGAAGCCGCACCCGTAAGCGAAATGCCGCCTGCGCCGGAAATCAGGTCTTCGGTTGGCGCTGCTAAACCCCAATTTTCAACGGTTATCCCACGATTTACCCAAATCGATTGTCCATCAATCGTAACACTGCCCATAAAATCATTCGAAGCAGATGGCGCGACTGTTCCCCAAGTTGGAACAGTTGGCCCTAAAACGAGCGTATTAGTGACAGAATTAGTACCGCCACTTTCAATTTGAATAACAGCAGTGTCCGCTTGCGACATACTCTCGTGCGTTCCGCCCCAATTCGCGGTAATCGTCGTCCCAGACCAAGCAACGGTCAGAGTGATCGTCGATCCGTTCAAAAATGTCGTTGCAGGATTAGTAAAGCCCCATAGCATAAACTGCGTACCAATAGGTTGTGTCGTAAAGGGCGCGGCAGAAGTCGTCAGAGTCAATATTTCATCTGAAAGAACGACATCTATGACGTTGATATTATTGACTGCTGAAGACGGACCCGATTGTACAGCCGCACCGATCAGTTGTTGAATCTGTGGATTCGTAGTCGGATTGCTGATTAAAAACGTATCCATAAATGGATACGAATTGAGATTTAGTGTTGCGTTATTGCTTGCGCTTGTTCGGACAAATAAAGACTGTAGCCATTTCTTATTATCTGCACCGTCTCCGAAGTACCATTCATTTCCAACTTGAATGCCGTAACTTTGGCCCGCGCCGGGAGATTTAGTAAATACAGTCGTCGGATTAACGCCGCCTTGGAGAACGAAATCACTATTCTCAGCATAAAGCGCCGTACTCGTGTCGATCATCGTATCGACTTGTTCGGTTACTGTTCCGAAAACATCGGACAGGCCTTTACTAATTCGAAAGTCATCAAAACTCAGAACATCGGTAAAAGTATTGACATTATCATAAACCGGATTTCCGGGTCTGCGGCCTAATGTCAATCTATTCGTAATCTCTACGTTCGATCCAGCGATTAGCGCATCACCCCGAGGACCGTAAAATTTCTCTTCAATTCGTGTCGAAGCTGCGTCACGTAAAGGAGATCGGTTTGTCCATATGCCCGAAAAGAAACGGCCAGTATAAAGAGGGGCAAAGCGGGTTTGTTTATCCGGCTGTGCGCCCCCGGCTTGTAAAGCATTCGACATTACTGTTCTCCAAAACTACGCTGTTATAACTTGCTGAATACAAAAAACATCAACGCCGCCGCCGACCAAAGTCTGTAACGCCGTGGCGTCCGCATCATTCGCATGGTTACCCGATATCCAGCCTGCTATTCCTAGAAATTGGGTCCAAGGGCCGGATGTTGTACTTTGCGCTGTATACGCATTTCCATATGCAGACGTAGGGTCAAAATAAATCGTTATGTAAAAATCGTGGCTCGCATCGCCCGCCAAAGCGCATATATTGCTAAAATATAATGTGTTGGCAGAAGCAAACGATCCGCCCGGAAACGTAAATGTAACAGGCGAAGTTGACCAAGTTGTGCTCCCGGGTAGCGTTTTACCGACAGTAGCTGTGTTGACTACTAACCCGGTCACTGCTGCTGTAAGTATTCCAACTCTAAAACCTGCCGCTGTAAAAGCTTCCACAAAGTTAGCAGGGATTTTTAAAACAATGGTATTGCCATTTAACTCGGGGACAGCCCCATTATTCAAAGGCGGCAGTGGCGCAATAAAATTCGCCCCAACTGGAAACGACGCGGCAGGAATATTCGCGGTAATAAGTACATTTCCCGCGCTCGGGTTCGTGACGGTTATTCCTGATCCTGACTCAAAATTGACTGTCGAAGACGATGTAAGCGGCGTACTATTGACATCAAAAGTTGTCGATCCGCCTGCGGAAATTGTTACGCCGCCCGATCCATTATCGACGAGTGTAACGCCCGATCCGGCAGTCAAGTCAAGTAGCGTCTGCGAACCGTTATTCGCCCCGTTGACCTGAAGTGTCAACGGCTGAATCGGCGGTTGCCAACTAATGACGGAATTCGGCACCCAAGTGCCGACATCGAATGTTCCTGCGCCAAATACGACTTGCTGATTATCAGGGCCGAAGGCTAATTGTCCGTTCGCAGTATATCCGAAAACGCGATAATAGCTGTTGACTGGCGTCATTACGTCGTTAGACCAGACAAACTGATTCGTTGCGGGCGGTGTAGAAGACGAACTCGCAATACTTCCATTCGAATCTAATTGTATTTGTACATAAATTCCGCTGCAAATAAAACCTACACCTGCTACAAGTTCGTCAGAACTAAGAAACATGCGAAGGTAACCATTTGCTAAAACGTTTCCGGAAAGGTCCTGAAAATGACCACCTAAAAGTTGAGTTTTCGTAGCACTCATTTATTTCCTATCCTGATTACCCTGACAAACTATATGATCCCGCGCCTGATGGAATACTTAATTCTTCACTCCAACAAAGTTGACCTGATGCGCTAAATGCCTGCGTTACATAAACCGTATTCGCCGGAGTCAATTGATCATTCGGCCAGACGAGAACTGTTCCCGCGACATTTCCATTCGCGTCAAGCGGAACTGTAACAATTCGGCCCGCAACTATTTGATCAACACCAGTTGTCGCATCAGTATTAAGCCGCATCTTCAAATACCCGAGAGCTAACGGCAGCGCGTTCGGAAGCTGAAATCCACCATTTATGATCTGTCTTTGGGCCATAAGTCCTTGGGCTACTCATTTCGGTGCCTTCTGACCCTTCCGGGCTAGGTAAGATCGAATATTATTCGTGCGACATCATTGACGCGTACGCCGCTTTGCCCATAGCGGTTCTTCCCGAAATGAGCATAAATTTACTGTGAAGACCGCGCTTGAGTTCCTTGTTGGAACTTCGTCTGTTGTTGTCCTGTCAGCATGTTCCAATTGTTTAGGAAGATGTTTCTGTCTTCTTCAGTCAATCCTTCTGCGCGACCGAGAAGTCCGGCAGTAAATTTCTGTCCGGCATACGCGGCTCTAGGATCATCTGCGAAAAACCACATTAACGACATAAACCCCCAAGTATAAATATGCTGCATAAAGTCGGGGAGGGGCGACCATGTTTGATTCAAACTTGTAAACAGTGGCGGGGCGAGTTGGCAATGAATAGAGATTGGATAATTATTGCTCGGCGCGGGCATAACGCGAAAAGTGACATTCCCGCTCGTATCTTCAAATTGAGGATTGATAAACTGAGGCCGCGCAAGAGTAGAGTCGAGAGACAGATTATCTTCAACGGTCAACTCAAACCATTTCTGGCCTGTCGCGCCTGTCGATGTGTTCTTTGTAAATATGTCGTATACAGACGCATGTTCAATATGCGAAAACTGAGGAATATTAATCGTATAGTCTTGTGTCGTGCCTTTTGTCGCAGTTCCAGAGTCGGCGGTCGAAGTATAGTTCGGCGCGTTAAAGAACGCGGTTATACTTGTACCTGTATTCGTCAGAATTGTCAGGACCGCGCCATTCAAAAACGCCGCACCTGTTAATCCAGAGATAAGAATCTGATCATTGACATTAAACGTATTGACCATCGCTAAAGTGACTATATTAGCAGTCAAAGCGACATTCGTAATCGGCGCTGTCGGAAAAACAGTCGAACACGTAAAACTAATCTCTTGTGAATTCCACCACCAATCGAACGGAGGAGAGAGTATGATTTGGGCCGTCAAATTTGCGGCTGTAAGCGCGGGTTCGAGAGAATTGCCGATTCCGAAGTTACGATTAAAACTCAATCGCTTACAAAAATCCATCGTGTTAGAAATCGTCACCGTGCTTATAGCCGCCATTCTTAGTCCTTTTCAAATATTCAATCAAAGCGTATAAAGTATCTATATTGTCGTCAACTTGACCAAGAGCTATGTTACAGTTATAGCACAAAATTCCTCTAACACATTTGCCGCAAGACTTACCGGGACAACAGGCATGATCATGATCAGTGCTCCACCCTCGTTTACTATTAGGCACTATCGCTTTACAAACCGCGCAACGGCTACCTTGCGCAATAAACATCGCAGCGCGATCTTCATTTGTTATATTATAGCGACGTTTTTGATGCGCATTTTTCACTTGAGCGCGACGACAAATCAAACAGCATCGATACGAATAGTCTTGCGGCTTTCTATATACAACAGAGAACGATCCTTCGACATAAGCATGTCCATACTTACAGTGCGTCTTCTTCGGAAATCTGCCTGTTTTATCTCTTGCTTTTTGTTGATCGGCTAATACTTGTGCTGTACGACAAGTTTTACAGCGCCGCCGCTCTTTACCATCACGCAATTCTAATATAAGATTATTTGCAGATAGCTCATGCCCGTTCTGGCATTGAAATTGTTTCTGAAACGCCATATCTTTTCTCCTAAGTCTAGAAATGAGGGTGTGGACTTAGCACACCCTCGCTCGCAGGTTATAAAGCTGCAAGGTATTAACTATTTTTATTTGTCGGTAAGTTATTAATTCTAAGTCTAATAAGAACTCCAAGGGCCGAACGGGGCTGCTGGTGAATTAAAGCAACTGCCGTAAGCGGATCGATCCATTACATTAGAAGAAGGATAAAAACCCCAGTCCTCTAGCTCACGTCCGCCTTGTCTGACGGCGTTCACAAGAGCTTTCTGCCATAACTGATATTCCATTTCGAACTTGGCCCGGGTCTTAGGATCGGGCGAGCGGCGATAACATTGGGCGAAAAAGCCCTGTTTGAAAAATGTATAAAAATCGTCCGGAACAGGGTCGAGGAATTGCGCGTAACTTGTTAATCTTTGAACGCGGTTTTGGCCGACTGGTTGGATCAACCAAACTGGCCCGGTTTGGCCCGGAATAGGATTGATTCGAAAGCCTTGGCCCTTGGGATTAATTGCGGTCCAAACGACAGTTCCATCGGTCACAGTCGTTGATACGATTGTCTGATTCTGTAACGTCGGAAATGTGGGGTTTAGATTCGTCAGAAATGGGTTAGACGATCCGCAAGTCCCGTAAGTCGTCACGACCCATAAATTACCAAAAGCGTCTTTGACTTGTGTCGTCGGATTAATCGGCATTGATGGCTGATTGGCCGGATTCGTAATTATAACGCCCGGGCCGGGATTCGCCAATCCTGTTGCAGATGCTTGCTCGGTTTGGCCCCAAGTTCCGGCTAACATTGTATCATTTTGCATCCAACAAATCTTTGCAGTTTGTGAAGTCTGAAGACTGACAATCAGCAAGTCTCGTCGAACTTCAATCGGAAGAATCGGCTTGGGAAATTGAGTTGTAGAATAACAAGACGCTGTACAGCTTTCAAGCCATCCGAGAGTGACAAGATTTGGAATGAAATAATCTTGCTGCCACGAGTTGATGAAAAACGGAGTCTCGACCATCCGATTCCATTTCCAATTAAACGGCTGACCTTCAGGCCCGCCCGCGACCATATTTTGCATCACATCGTTAGCGATTGAAAGTGCGGGTTGATCGGAATAACCGCCTGTCGCTAACGCGGGCGCGAGATCGGCCATAGATTTTGCGTCATCACAAAGTTCTTGAAGCTGAATTGTACTGTTCCCCACGGTGTCTATCCTTTACTAAATCGCTTCTTTTGCGAAACACTCATCTTGGCCTTAGTTGCTTCACCCCAAGATTTACCTTTATTCCAAGGTTCTTTTCCTGCCCGAAATGTATTACCTGTCATCTGTTCACTTGTGGCTTTTCGATATTCATCAACTCGCTCTGGATCATTCCACCTACTGCGCCGTAAACTTAACCTACATTGTGCAACTGCGGCATTAAAATTAAATTCAGTAGGCGGCGCATTCGAAATAAGATATTCAATGGCCGCGCTCATCTTGTTTATATCTTCATGAAATTGACCGATTCCATGATTGCAATTATGACATAAAATACCCCGAACCCAACCTGAAGAATGCTCATGATCAAGGTGCGGATATTTTGGGTTATTACGAACAGAAAAATCAAATTCTTCTTTACAAATCGCACATTTATAATCTTGCTTTACAAACATCTCTTCTTGTTCTTCGGGAGAAATACCATAAACTGCGCGTAACTTCCAATCTCTATTAATCTTTGGACGTTTATGCTGATTCGCGGCTAACCACTTCTTCTTGGACTCTAGTGATGACTGACTCATATTCCTTCCTTTCAAAGGCGGGCCAAGAACGATGAAAGGTCGTCTTGGCCCTAACTCAGGTAATTAATCTGAGGTTTCAGGCCCGATTTAACGGGAACAAATTCTACTTTCTCATCGCACGAACAAACCATTGCGGGGGCCAAATCATATAATGCTCATCGCCGTACCAGATAGAATTCGGATCATATAGTGCTTCTAAATGCCATTGCCATGCACGATCACTTAACGATTGATACATTTGTTTGCCATCTCTGCCCCAAGAATAAGTATTATTCCAAGAACATTCGTATCTGTGCGGCAAAAGAACATCGTAATCCTGTTCTTTCATCGCTTTATGAATTGCTCGTTTGTGCGCCGCGCGTTCGCCGCGATGCGCTTGGATTTTGTCTTGCTTCGCGGAACCGTTGCCGCAAATCGCCATAAACGGTTGCTTTTTATAACTTCGACTCATGTCAGTTCTCCTTTACTAATATTCTGACATAAATCTCCTTTCTTTGTATAAGTAAAAAATCGGGCTAGTGATTTTAATCTGCTAGCCCGAATGAGCGTTCCTTTTCAGGCCCAAACCGCGCTCTGCGGCGAAACGACCCACAACTATGCGCATTGTTAAGATGCGTGCGGGTCTATTACTCTAGCGAAGATTCGTATCCAAATATCCGGCTACGCCAAGCATTTTGTTAAGTGTATTAATGTCTTCAGAAACAAGAGTTTCAATAACACCTAACTGAGTATTACAAACTGGATGAGCTAGCCCGCGAATTTCATCTGTAACATGATTATGTTCAACGTATGACTCTTCCCAAGACGGCATTGATTTACCGCAAAGATAGCATAAACCGTGCTGATCTTTAAACATGGTTTGCTTGTCTTCGACAGAAATACCGTATTTAGTCTGGTAATAGTGTTCTTGAGAATACGCTTTGCGTTCTTCCCGATGATCGGCGTGATACTGCCGACTCGTAGCTTGTAACCGCGTCTTATTACGTTGATAAAATTCAACATCGCGTTTCTTCTTAGCTTCTTTGTGCGTTCGTTGATACTCCCGCATATAAGCATTCCATTTTTCTTTATCGCGATGCATTTGGTTACCTCAGGGTCGTGTCCGCGATGCTCTCGGCGTAATCCTTCGACGCATCAACAAGTTGCTGACTCTTTTCATCCCATCGCGAAAACCGAACTTGGACCGAACCGGACATCGTATTATTCGTTTCAAAAGCGACAGCCCGATTATAATCGATGACGGCATTTTCGAATCGGATACGATCAAATTCGCCCATATGCAAAGGAACTTGCTTGCCCTTTACGTCGAAATAAAACTTTGACTTCAAAGGCGGCGACCAAGTCTTACCACATCGCAGACAACGAACCCAAATATCGCCGTTGATCATTTGGTGCTTCATGACCGCATATTGCGTGGCGTTTCCACCTGTTGACAGGACGCGCATATCGCGCTGACTGACATTTCCGCCCTTTTTATGTGTACAAACTTTCCAACGAGCTTCGTCAGTTCCCCGCTGTTGCGCGAAAGTCCGGCCTTGTGCTTCGCGATCTTCTTTCTTCTGAAGTTCTTTGACATCGCGCTCGGCTAATCGGCCTTTCAAATCTTTGATCGAATATTCACGCTCTTGACGACTAAGTTTCAGTTGTTCAAGTTCTTCGCGCTTAATCTGTAATTCTAACTGCGCTAATTCTTCTGTCGCAGATGATTTCTTAATATCTTTTACTTCGTCTGACATTACTCCTCCTCTTTGTCTACTGTGTTTCGAATTCCGTGAAGTATTGAATTATATCTTCCGGAACAACACCGATCTGTACTTCCAAATTCTTTATGCGCTTGTTCTTCGGTCAATACTTGCTTTAAAATAAGCTGCAAAAGACAAGTTCGCCAGCCGCGATATCGCTCTGCAAGCGGAACACCGTGTTCATCGAATCCTAGGACCGAAAATTCTGGGGCGAATCCATTCTTGATCCAACATCCGACTTCATACGGCTTTAGAACGTCGTTTCCACGTTGTACAAGTAGCGTCAACTTGTCATGTTGGGGGTGATCACGAAGCGCACATCGAACACCGATCTTCTTTAGCCGGGTTACGAACTCACTGTGGTGCATTATCCGCCCGATACGCGCTTCAATATCTGCATACTCAGTTTCTGAGCACCACCGATATTCACCCATTGCATCATAATTTTGTTCTTGCCATCGGGCGAGTTCTTCTTTATTCTGATTTGAACTCGTATCGTGATACCGAGTCGCATAATCTGCGACATCGGCGGCAAGTTCGGGCGTCATTTTAACATCCAACTCTTCGCTATATGTTTCCCAAGGTGCCTTCGAAGTATTAAGGCGCGTGCCCTGACTTTTCATTATTTCAGCTTGCGTTGGCATGTCGCTCCTCCGTTCGATCAGGCATCTACTAAGAGAAGCCCCATGCTGGTGAAATCAGCGTCTTTACATGCGGATCAGGCATATCGACTACTAACATCTTGCATAAGTTCTAGACCCTATGTTCGATTAGCGCCCGATTTGATAATCCATCTCTTCGGACGCATGTTCACAATTTCTACGTAATATCCCACTGTTCTCGAAATGCAGCAGGATAATCTTGTTTTTCTTCATCCCAAGGTTCGCAAAATATTGGCGCATATCCAGTTGCATCAGACTCTGAATCAATTTGCGCGGCATGAGCGTCGATTTCGTCGTCCCATTGACACGCCGAAACAAACGCTTCGTCGTTCTTATGCGCAATTGCGAGTTTCGACCGAAGTCCTGAATTTACGGCCCGAAGAATTCGATTCGTGTTCTTCAATCTAAGATTGTCGTCAATGACATCTTCGAGTGCTTCTTCTAAACCTTGAATCACTAACTGCAAATCTTGCTGCTTTTGCGAAAAAGTCATACTCCTCCTATTTTTATATTGTGTATAGAAAAGGGCCGACTCGGATGAATCGACCCTTACTAAGACTACGTTACGATCTTTACGTCCAATAGCGCGAAAATCTTATCTTTAGGATAAGACGTTCCGCCAGCAGTAATAAAACCTTCAGACCCGTCAAATGTTGGATACACGACTTCTATCACGGCTTTACCATAAGAAAGTCCTGTGACAGTAACAGTCGAAGCACCCGACGCACTGACAGAACAGAGTTTCGCGGTCTGTGTCGGCTTCGGATCAAGATTAGTCGGATTGCCCGGGCCAGTCTGAAAACTAGCTTCTGTCACTTGTGGATTATTATACGAATTATAGACCCAAGAAGCGGCAGTCGCAGCATAAGCTGCATCAGACACGTCTACGAGTGACGGAGTAATTACAACAGACGATGCAAATCCGCCTGCACCGCTCAAAGACAAAGTGACATTATAGTGCGCCGGATTAGGGTGATTTGCAGATGGTGTGAGATACGGAGTAACATTTGTGCCACTTAATTGTACATATACCGCAGAACCCAAACCATCAGTAGGGTTATGAGCGGGGGAAGGATTAGCCATATAAACTCTTTCTGCGGAATAACCGCTACTTAAGCAATAACATTAACGAGAAGCTGCGCCTGAATCTTGTCGATAGGAAAGTCGAAATCTTCATCAACGCTGTGCGTGTCGCCAACACCTTCGGTATTCCCGAAAGTGGGCGCAAAAAACTCGACCCAAGCTTGACCAACACGATAAGATGTAACAGTAAACGGATTGCCAACTGGACTTCCCGTTCCTACGACATCTGCAACACCGCCCGGACCAGAAGTGGGCGCGGGATAACTAACGGTCACATCTTGCTGATTACGAGCAGCGCCGTCTTTGTTCTGGATAACGCCAGCAACTTTACGCGGCCATGCGTTATAGCTGACTGCGCTCATGCCAGAAGCTGTTCCTTGAGCAAATCCGGGAACTGTAATAGCTTCAGCGGTCGCAATAGTTACTGCGCCGGACGAAGTCACGATTCCGGCCAAGGCGCGGCCATTCAATACGCCGCCGCCAAGAGTAATACTCGTATTCGCAAGAATATTTCCTTGCATAACGGACACAGAACCGAAGACTGACGTAAACGAACTGCCGACAAGCCAGTAAACATTTGCGGCTTGAGCGCCATTGACGAGAAGAACAGACGCATTCGATTCAAGCGTTACAGTCGATCCGGCCTTGAAAATAAAAACTGCATTGGCATTTCCTTGAGCATCAAGAGTAATACTCGTCGGAATGTCCATCGAACTTCCGGCAGAATAATTACCGGGAAGATAAGTCGCGGCAGTCGCGCCGTTACCGAGAGTGGAAAGATTGGCAGACGATCCGGATAGAGAAGTGAAAGTCAAAGCCGCTAAAGCGTTATACGTCACTAGAGCCGCAGCTAATCCCGCTTGTGCGTCGGCGTTATCAGTCGTCGCCGGAGGAACAAAATTCGCCCCGGTAAATCCGGTTTCAGTCGCGGTCGGATAAGAACCGATATTTCCACCTGTAATCAGTGTCGCGCCTGTATTCGTAATTCCAGCAGCGGCAAGAATCGCATAATTCGCAGCGGCTGTTCCAAGCTGTGAAGTCCCTGAAGCGCCGCCATTTGAGACGACGTTTCCGGCGACATCAATAGTCGAAGCGGAGACAGCGACCGTACTCGGCCCATGCGCGCCAGAGAGAGACAGAGTGACATTATAGTGCGAGATTCCTTGTGTTCCAACGACAGGCGTCTTCTCCTGTACAACGCCCGTTCCGGCCAACGAAACAGCAACAGCGACACCAAGACCCGTTGTTTGTGCGGGATAAGGCATATTTAACTCATTTCTGCGGACAAGCCGCGACTTAATTGTAATTCTAATTCTTTAACACTTCTAAGAATATATTCAGAAGCATTTTGCAAACTATCTGGATTATCTTTAAATGAACCTAAACCTTTGTTACAACCTTGATGAAGAAAACCACGTATAAATCCAGTTTTATGACAATGGTCTAAAACCATACCGTCATTTGCTAACGCATCTCCTCTTATCATTAAACCGCCGCAAATGGCGCACATGTTATGCTGTTGTTCAAACATCTCTAACGCATGATCACGATAAAGCACCTTTGCATTATCATATGTATTATTTACGCGTAAAGAACCAACCCAACATAAATATTGATCACGTAATACTGCCTTCGCCCTATGCTTCATTACCTTTATAGGGACTTTTCCACATATATGACATTCTGCCGTAAGTTTTTCAGGATCGATGTTAGATAATACGTGGCGTGCTTTTGACCGTCTAACCGCGTTCATAATTTTACATGCATCACGAACGGCTGCTAACGCCTTTTCTGACGTTAAAGGCTTGCCTTTACGGTCGGCGTTTAACTCTTTAATAACTCTGCTAGACACTTCACTATGAAGGCATCCACAACTTTCGCGGTTTCTACTTTTAAATGCACCAGCAGTAATAAAGCGTATCTGCAAACAATCGCAAACACACATCCATACTTGCTGCCCTTTATTGTTTACCCATGCAGGCATCAATGCTTCTAAACGCCCAATTTTAACTCCCGTTAATTCTAACTTTTTCATTTTTTCTCTCCGTAATAGAGAATCGAATCAGGACGGATGATTACGGCATCCGTCCTTCATCGAAATTTACTACACTACCACTTTAGCACAATAAGTTAACTTTTGTCAAATTAGCTAATTGCGCTGGCAGCATCGATTTGCATAATGTTATCAACAACTTACATTGTTGAGACAAATCATTTCTGTTTGTCTCTTATACTTTTATTCGTATAAGTTCGGACTATCGCATCGCATTTCTGCGTTTTCTCGTTTAGTCTCTACTGGTGCTTTCGCTTCCAGTCTGTTACCATTTCAGGGTTCAGCTTGATTAGAGAAAATTTATACAGCGCCATTTATCGAAAACGCTGACGGATCGTAGTATCAGGACCCAGAGACGTGGTAAAATGTCAATATTGTTACTCGTTTTTCAACGGGATAGATCATTTCTGTCTACCTCTGCACATTCATTTCCGTGCAGTTCAGACTATCGCATCACGCTTGCGCGTGTTTTCTCGCTTAGTCGTTCACGGTGCCTTACGGCTTCCGCCCTGTTAGCATCTCAGCTTCCAAGTCAATCAGAGAAAATTTATACAGAGCAATTTTTGGTCTACTCTGTAAGAAGTCCAGCCGGGGATCAGCCCTTCCAAAAACTAAATGATCTGCTGTATCTTCTTGATCCCAAAGGGGTTAGGATCAGCGACCGTGGGTGCAACGTTCTGCATAATGTTGCACTCAATATTTCGCCATTCGCCGTCACCGTATCCGGTATCGCCCTTAGCTCCGAGATTGATGGCAAAAACTCCATCGCGCCCGAAGATATAAGTTCGAAGACCGACTAGTCCGGCAACTGACTTATAGTTGTTGGACTGAGTGACGAGGTTGGTCTGGAAGAACTGAACGCCAGAACTCGGCAGTTCGATTACTTCAGTCAGATCAACACTTACGAGTTCGTCCATCTTTGCCTGTCCTACTGGTATTATTGTTTAGGATTTCTAACTTCCGTTAGAATCACACTCATGGTCGCCCATGAGATCGGACTGTATCATAAGTTCTTTACAAGGTCTGCCAAATTGCCTCGGAGTATTAATTCTACTCCGTACAAACTCAAGAGCATCCTTTGCTCTCTGTTTCTTAAGTTCAAGATAAGGAATAATCTTCAATAAAAACGCTTCTTGAAATTTCATTCCGCTAAGTTGCCATCGTCGTGTTGTCGGCTTACATTGATACCATCCGCCGCCATAGAGCGTAACTAACTCATCTATAAGCGAATAGCACATATTTGTAAACCCAATCACAACGCTAGACTCATAAGTGTCGATGTTTCCATCGCCGTCTATAAGTCCTGCAACGTATGCTTGAATTAAGTTTGGTTTTCTTGTTAAGAGACTTCTTAACGTATCAGTCTCTACGATGCTTCTTTTGCCTTTAATGAATCTGCAAGTGTTCGCCAGATACTTTCGTAAGTCCGGGGCTTCTCCCGATATACTCAAAAATTGACGAACTATTACTGCTTCAGATTTCTTTAAGACAAGGAAAGGAATTAATGTATCAAGAATTCTACACAGATGAAGTCGCCCTTGCGGAGTCCATCGATAGCCGATAGTCTCGCGTCTTGGGTCTTTCTTTGGTTTAAACTGCCCGCCAAAGTGTTCAACAACCCATTTCATGAGTTGCACATCATCATTGTAAAACTCTAAACTTGCCTGATATCCAGACTCGCCCTTGTAATAAATACCAAGAGTTCCATCTGTGTCAATCAGACCCGCCATATACGCTATAGAATGGTCTTTCATATGTTCCTTAATTATAAGAAGTTATCTCGGGATTGTCAAGAGAAATCTTGATGTTCCCCGATATAGTTAAGTTTATACACACCCCAATAGAATTAAAGTGTGCTTCAGGATGTCGATAGGCGAATCGTTGGAGTTATCAGCCAAAACATCGCCAAGGGCGAAGGGATGAATTACTCCGATGAAACTCTTACTCGCTTCGTCAAAAGGACGAACGCTGCGGCCAGCAAGTGACTGGACGCTATTTCGAATCTGGGACAACGACAGAGCAGTAAAGCTCGAAGTCGAAGTCGCGGCCAACTGAGTCAGCACGCTAGAATCGATGCTGTTCGCGCCGTCGCAAGTTGCACGGACGAGAGCGGACAGACTTTCGCCAAGGCGATAACTCATTTCCTTCGCGACGTTCTCTACGGTATTGTCAATCGCAGTCGCAAGACTTAGCGAACTGAAATTGGCGTAATCGGCATATTCACCGATTGTGGCCGTGGTAGTTAGCACGCTAACACTCAGAGACGAACCGACAGTTCCTTCGGTAGTCTGATTAGTGTTTGCAGCTAAAGGCACGTACATAAACATCTCGTACTGGTTACCACTATTGGTTGGCAGATTGAGACGTTCGGCGCAGGCCACGAATGGCGTCTGAGCCTTTAAATTTTCCCGGAACTTTTTGTCGTAAAACTTAACAGTAGATTGCGGGAGGTTAGAGAGTTGATTCCCCGAGGGTGAAAATGACATTTGTCATCTCTTTTTATCGACGTGTCTTTGCGGGACGAGTTGCTTCGAGTTTATCGACATTCTCACTAAACTTCGGGTCTGTCAATAGTCGCCGTTTGTACTCGTCAGAAGACATGCGGTCGATATCAGCCAATGTAAGAGCGCCCGTCTGCGGCTGAACTCCGGTGTTAGAAGCAACACGAGAATTCAATCCCGAGGGTATTCTTGCAGGTTGGCTTGGTTGTTGCGGTTGCACAGAATCACTAATCCGAGTGACTTGTGCTACTGGTTCCGCATTAGGAACCGTGTTCTCCGGGACTCGCGTCACAGGAGCGTCCTCACGCACGATAGGAGGTGAAAGAAGCAATCCGGCTTCGTTCATCGTTGAATTGGCTCGTTCAAAATTTGCGACGGTTGGTGATAGCCTATTCTTGATCATCCAATTCGTCAAAACTTCTAAGTTCTCAGTCACAGAATAAAACTCTGGATGCTTTTCCATAAAGATAGCCGCGTTTTGACGGGCTAAAAGCTGCATCGTTGTAATCTGTTGCTGATTTAATGTCTTACGTAAATCTTCGGGCGAAGCGCCAATGGCCGATTCTAACAGTCTGTCTCGGGCCGCTTCGAACTTCTCCGGGTCATTCAAATCTTGTGAAATCGCATAACGTTCGCCAGCAGACAATGGCTTAGGTTGAAAGTCAACAGGCTGCGCGAAACGTTCTGCGTCATCAGGAATCGAATCTTCACCTCGACCAAGTCTTGCTTCTTTCGTAACTTGACGTAGTTTCCGCACGAGACTAATATTTTGGTCACGCAACTTCTCGGCCAGTTCGTCGGGCGTTCGATAAAGGATGACTTGTTTTCCGCCGATTGATCGACCTTCTGCGTCTGTCGGCTGATATTCGTATCGCAATTCAGGTTCGGGCGGCGCTTCGATTACTTCCGGTTCGATTATATCTTGTACAATAACTTCTTCTGTCATTTACTCTCCTCCTAAAAACCATTAAAATTTATGCCATTCTACATCATTAAGATCACGAAGCCATGCAATTGCTTTTGTCTCGGTCATATCGCCTTTGTCGTACCACTTCGTATCGTTAACCACACACCACAATTCCAGCGGACTAAGACCGCCTCGTTCAGCCAATCGTGTTAGTGATTGATAGTGATTAGCATACGCTTGTTTCTCATGGTCTTTAACTAAGTCCCACGACACGGCACGCGGATATGAAATACGCTTCTGGCGAGCCTCGTAAGCTTCGTTAGTTTGTCCAGGTAAAATCGGAAATGCGTTCGCCATTATCTCAATCCGTCTAACTGCATATTATTTTCCGGCTCAGTTCTGGCCCGATTATTGTAATTCTCGACCGTGAGTTCTTCTTTCAACCGGGCGATCAGACTTGTGTAAAATCCGCCAACTGCGTTCGCGAGTCGGTGATTTACAAGAACGTCTTCAGGTTTCGTCGGATCAGTATTTGTCAATCTGACATTGTATGAAACCACGACATTTTCCATCAATCTCTGAAGAACGTCAAACGCTTCAGTCTTGACGTAAGCAGCAAGTAAAGACCGTTCTATTTCGGTCAACACGATATCAACGTCAATACCTTTTACTGCGTCGTTAACTGCAAGCATTTCTCCTCCAAGAAGACAAAACCGTCGCTATTCGTATCACGACAGACGCCCGTTACTCTGGGTCCGGAGCAAGCCTACTTTTCAACGAAGGGCAGTAAAATTAGGGTTGTTAGCGGCCCAAAGACCGCCTTTAATGGGATACACAACCGGGTACCGACACATTAACGTATGGTCAGACGCTGTACAGACCTTGTTATAAAGTGTTTAACCAAATCTCTTCGCTGTGTCTTGAATATCCTCTTAAATGCATACGATTATCTTCGGCGTTCGTCTCTGATCCGATCAACTCTCCAATTCGTTTAGCAATCTCATCGACGTTTGTTGTCGAAACAACAGAAGACTTGACTGTCCAAGGTACTTGCGAAGAACAGATCAATGGCGTTCCGACTGTAACCGCGTCTGCGGCGACGATACAAAATGTCTCTGTAAAAGAGACACACATCGCCAAACTCATCTTCGACATAATCTCTAGAAATTCATCTCTGTCAAGCCAAGTTATTTCGATCAGGTTGTGCCCGGTGTTTTCAAACAGCGCCCGAAGATTCTTAAGAACGCGTTCGCCGCCATCTTCACAACGAGTTCCGTTGACATAAAAATTTAACTGTCGGTTGACCGAATCAGCATATTGTATTGCGGCGACTGCTTGGATCAGTTGATTCTTCAACGGCCTAATTGCCCCGAAACAACCAATATTTAACTCAAAACTTTCTTTACGATGCCGACTTTCGACCGGATAAAAATTCGGAAGATATAACACGCCATCTTCCGATGAGATATCTTTAATACTTTCAAACGTCCGTTTATCGTTAAATGCAACGAATACTCCGCGTTTTAAGTACTCGAACGTCCAAGACATTGCGATTGAATCAGACGCGAGAAACGGTAAATCGCTGTGTATACGTACAACCCATTTGACGTTTGGGTGTAAATTCTTCAATACGTCAAATTTCTCGGGCACGACCCAAAGTGCTTCGATTACAACTGTATCAGGCCGGAAGTTAAAAACTTCCCGGTCGATACTATTGTTGTCGTTCACAACTACCAACTTCGCGTCCACGCTGTTCTTATTTAACATATCAACGATGAACTTCGAAGAATTTAACAATCCGCTTGTTCCATAGTTATAATTGCAACCGTATCCGCTTTTCTTTAATACGAACAGAACTTTCATCATCTCCTGCTTCGGGCCAGAATAAATTGGGGCGATTCGTTATGATCGCCCCCGTTCCGTAGGTTATAAAGCTACGAATAGTTAATTTTTAATCTCCTTGGCTACACCGAAGGAGTTTGACCCTGAAGTCCGATGGCGCTTGGTTCGCCAAGAGTGGTTTCATCCAATCCGGAACCCTTCGCGGCTGCAACAACCAAATCTTCTTTGATTCGATTGTTGCTCGATTGATCGGCAAGATCACTCTTTTGCTGGAACTTCTGGACAGAGTCTTGCTGCTTCGCTTGGACTTGTGCTTGCATTTGCGCGGCTTTCGATTGTGCTTGGCGCTTTGCAATCATCTGCGGAGTCATTTTTTTAATGATATCGGCATTGTTCTTCCATTCCGAAGCTTCCATCCACATTCGAAGAATCGCATCATAGTCGATATATTCTTCGTTGATATCGGCTAACTGTTCGCCAATTTGCGGATTGTCAAAAATCTGTGTCAACATGACCATCGATTGCGCCATCGTTCGACGAGCCGACATCGACGCGCCTGCAAGAATTTCGAATTCAATATTTGAATCCCAATAATCTTGCATCGGAAAAGCCTGAGTCAACTTTCTACCGAGTAATTCACCAAGAATGTGCAAAATCCATTCGTCGTGCATAAATCGAAAAACTAACATGTCAAGAATAGACAGAAACGGCTTGAATACTTGTTCAATAAAATTGTCTAGCGGGCCGTCTAATCGAGTTGCAGACGCTGATGCCTGAATTGCAGCGCCGCCCGATGTTCGACCCATACCAGACCGAGGACCAGCAGTAGAACCCTGAACGAGTTGTTGATCGGCCCCCGAAGCGGATTCTGAACTATCTTGTGATTCTTTTAACGCGGACCAAACATCAGACGGAACTTTCGGCTGTTCAAGAAGATGGAATGCTTCATCAGCAGGTCCATCGACTTTCATAATCTTGCCGAGTCCGGTTCGGATCATTTGTGTCGCGGTATTCGCTTCGCGTTTCTGGAGATAAATCGGATTAACGCCAAAAGACAGAATCTTTAATATGGCATTAATCGCGCCTTGATCGACGCGTTGATTCTGGCCGATGACTAACCCAAGTCCCATTCCGAAGAACGCTTTTGGCCGACTCCACCAATTGCATGACAAAAATGGAAGTTGGTCAAATTCGTTTGTACCTGTATAAAGTACAGTCTCGCCGTTAATGACGATGATCTTTCGTTTCTTATCCCAATATTCCAGAACTTCTAATTTCTTGCGCAGCGGATCGGGTCCGGCCTGAATTGGCATGTCTTTCGAATGATGAACCGCGCCAGTTGCGTAAATATTTTGTTCTTGTTGAAGATTTGTGACTGTACTCGTAGTCTTGATCCACGTATCGCGAAGATTCTTCGGAATTGACCACCCTTCAGTAGCGGTCTTGTCTGTAGAATCTTCAATCGCTTGGCGAATCTCTTCGAGTTGATAAAAGTCCATGTAATGAACATCTACAACCCAATCAGCTTTACGAATATCGCTGACTTCAAGATGTGGATCGACAAGGACTTTATCTAGCGGTCTGTGCTCAAAAAACGGAAGTCGCATCGTTGTTATAGTCGGCGTGACTTTCGGCGCTTCATTCGTAACGACTACTGAACTCTGTGTCGCTTGATCCGGGCCGACTTCAACGCTGACGACAGATGCTTTTCGCTTCCAAGTCGTGATATCTTTCCAATCAATTCCCCACTTCCAAATACCAGTCCCGAAAGTGGCCATTGTTTCCATGCCCCACTTCGTCTGTTGTTTGAAATTACATTCGTCGAGAATGTAAGAAAAGAGAGCTTGTTTTGCGTCTACAATTGCTTGCGGAGTTCCCGGTCGCGGGCGCATAAGCATCGGCGGATCGTCGTAAAAAAGACCCTTATATAATTGTGGAATGATCGCGTTAACGATTTTCGCGACGGTGAACCGTTGTACGTTCGGTTCCATGACATACGTATTTTCATATACGCTGAGAGGGCGCGGCGATTGAAAAAGAAGATCGGCATCCACCGATGTTACTGTATCAATCATACAGGGTAGAACATTTCTGTCTACCTCATACGGTTCAATTCCCGTATGGTCGGACTATCGCATCACTCGAAGAGTGTCTTCTCACTTAGTCTCTCAGCGTGCCTTACGGCTTCGCCCTTGTTGCCATTTCAGGGTTCAAGTCAATCAGAGAAGATTTTACTGGCGCAATACTCTCAACGCCATAAGAGATTCCATTGGTTGTTCGCGCAGTAATCTCTAGCGGCTTGCGCTGATCCACAAACTAAGGAAAGGTCAGCACTTACTGTTTTCGTTTCGCCAGCTTGATTAAAATCATTTGCTACAAGCGGTGCGCTAGGATTGCCATCACTCGGAAAACCAACGGAATCAACTGCCATTCCGTTAATCTGTTCTTCCATTTACCCCCATCGCTTTCTAGACTTTCTTGTCAACTATTTTTACGTATTGTTTGTCAATCGCAAAATTCTTACCGCGAATATCGGCCATTATCGCATCCCAATCAATGTAATAAGTGCCCGGACTCGGAAATTCCAGAACTGCCATGCCGTTTATCTGTTCGTCTGCCACTGGCTCTCCTTCCTAAACACATTTACCACAAACCTGCTTCTTGTAACGGATCATAATCTTGCGCTGCATCTTGTTGCGCGGCTTTCAGCGCTTCGCCGCTCGACAATTCCGGATGATCTAACGAAGATTCAAAATTCTTTTGACTGATCATCTTTTCGAAAACGCCAGCGCCATAAATATGATCGTACTGTTGTTTCATTTGCGGATTAGAACAAAAGTCAGGCGCGACTGATGACATTCGGCCTTCCATTTCCGCATAACTTGAGAACTGATCTACGAGGATCGATAAAGCAGAAACAATGTCGTCATGTGTCGCAGCAGCGGTGTCAAATTTCTCTAACTCTGTATATAATTCTTCAAGCCCGACGCATTGATTGGCAAATAAAAGTCGTTCATCTCCCAATAAC